CATCAGAATTAGAAATAATAGAGTCTAATATTTGCCACTCGCCACCGTCAGCACTACCAACTTGAGCACCTGAACCTTCTGTAAATACTATAACGTTTTGATTTGTTGTAGCGGATGGAATAAGCAGTGTTCCGTTAACAGATATATCTAAACTTGTAGCACCGCTAGCCGGAACTTCAATAGTTAATTCTGTTGCGGTGTCCGCTGTAATAGTCCCCACTTGAGGATTACCAGCCGCATCACTTTGTACTATTACAGTTTTAGTATTTCCTGAAGGTGTAGATGTTACAGATACACCATTAAAAGTAACCAAAACATCATCACATCCAGGTGTTGGCGGTGGGTCAATTCCAGTCATTGGTATAGAACAAGAGTCATATTTAAAGCCTTGCTCTAGTTTTATATCTATGTAGAAACCTGTTAAGGAGTCCATTAAAGTATCATGAAAGGGAGTTCCTAAAGTACTTTTGAGAATATCTAAATCAGGGTAATTATGGTCTTGTACCCAAAAGCTCATTAAGTCTTGAGCACATTGTAACATGTCACTCTTAGCCTCTACAACATTAATTTGTTCTAAGGTTTCTGGGTCTGTGTTTTTTAATGTCGGTACTTGCTGTAAAAAATAAACTCTAAAAGAATAAGTCACTGAACCAGGAGCAAAAGGAAAAGGCTGGTCTTCAACCCACATCATGGGATATTTCCTTATCTTCTGCTTGTCGTGCTCTACAATCTGAAACGCTTCACCTGTCCCGTAAGACTTTAGATAAAAGTGATTCTCCGCGAACTCCTGAAACTTGCTTATTATTTGCTTGTAGCTTAAGATATTCTCATATCTTCTTTTCTACTTTTTTCCTCTTGTCTATTTTTTTATTCACGACTTTTACATATTTTAGAACTATAAGGGCCACCTAGATAAACGCTTACTGTTGGCATTCCATCTTGTGGCCTTGTCTCGTCATATTCTTGCTCTGTGTCATACTCTGGGTACAATGATTCATTTGCACAAAGATAATCGCTTATACGCTGTGTAAAGAACTCCGCTTTGTCTTTAAATCTGTTTTCAATTCTGCTTAATTCCTTTGTCGATATTGGAGAACTGTTTGTGCTGTTTTTTGTACTTACAGATTTATCTCTAAACTTAAATAATAAAGGTATTTGAACCTCATACATTACCCAATACTGTAAAGCATCAGCGCAATAATCATCTACTAAAGTTAAATAGTCACCTGTTAAAGTGTCGTTCTCTATGTCTGTTAAAATCTTATTGTAAAGATTAGTACCTAAAACATTCTGAATGTATTGTATCTGACATCTCCAGATAGTAGGATTCAATAGTTTCATATCAACGTTCTCGTCAATCTCACTATTCTCCTTTAAAAAGTTCTCGTCAAAAAATAATTGTCTAGCCATTTCTTAAACTTTTCTTGTTACTAATCTTTGTTCCCAAATATGTCTACAATAAGGGTGTGTTATTCCTGTTTTTGCGTCATTCCAAAAACCACCTCTTGAACTAAAAACATCTAAACCTTGGTCGTTATTCATTGCGTTTATATCTTCTATTGTCCAGCTTCTTGTTTTGCTTAACCTTACTAAGTTTGAACAAAAATCTCTTGTTGTTGGTAGAACTTCTTTTTCACCCCTTAATTCAAATCTTAATCCGTACTTGTAAACTACAAATATCTCTTGTTGAACTTGTGAACCTTCTGGAGTTGGTATTCCATTTTCATTAACTAAACCCTCCTCTTGTAGTTCATTTAAAAGATTATCTATTTCAGAACCATCTAAACCAGTTAACTCTTCTAATTCTGTTTTGGTTAAATCTGGTGTTGAATTTAAAACACCTAATAAAGCGTTCGCCTTTTTACTCTCAAACTTAAACCTATTACCTTGACTTATTGCGTCAGCTGTGTTGTCTGCAAATAATTCTCTTGAGTCTATTAACTCCAATTCATTGTCATCTGTTCCGCAATTCTTAAACGCTCTAACTAATTTCTCATCATCTTCTTTTGAAAACATTGTAGTTTTCTGAACTATAGTATCACTATTTTCTAGAGGTTTATAACCTGCTAATTCTCTTCTTTCGTTAATCGTTAGTATCTCCGCAAGTTCAGCAGAATCTACTGCTTCTTTTATTGGTTTTAAATTCTCAATAAAGAACTCTCCTTTTACTCCGTTTATATCCGATAGCTCATTAAAGAAGTCTTCTAATACTCCTTGCTGTTGTGAAACATAAGTTACTTGCAACATTTCACTTGCTACTCTTAATTCGTCTGCATTGTTATTAAAGCCGTTAGCGTTACTTAAACCTATTAAGGTAGGGTTAAACCCATGTCCTGTGTAAATCTCGTCTCTAATCTGAGTATTTAAGTTAATAAATCTATCATCTTGTCCGTTAGGACTTAATGGTGTTACCTCAATACCTGAATCTTTATCCTCATTAAAACTTAATATAGGGTCTCCAGCTCTATCTCCTCCGTGCTTTGTAGCTTTCCATCTCTCCTCTATTTGAGCTTTTTGATTCTCGCTTGGCTCACCTCCGTAAAAGTTAACTAATACCCCTGCACTAAATCCTTCTCTTACATTATTATAAGTAAAGTTTCCAATCTCATAATCAGCCGCAATATAAGGTATTGCACCAATATACTCAGGTAGTGGATAGTCTCCTAGATTTGGTCTATAATCTTTATAATAAACTAAGTACTTTTTATCATTATCTAATTCTGACCAGTCCCAAGGAAACTCATGAAAGATTTGAAAATCTGGGTTATCTTGTGGCTTTCTATTTGACCAATCACAAGTATAAGCGTACACCCTAGGCTTCACTGTTTCCGTCTTCGTTATACTCTTTTTTCTTAACTCTAATTTTACTAAAATCTAAATGGTGAGCCATTCCAGAATCTCCCTTTTTATTAGGTATCATCTGAGCCGCAAACCCTCCAAATATTACTCTATCAAGTGATAAGTCCCTTGTTATTTTAGAAGACTCCAACTCTGCTATAAATGCTTGTGCTTTTAACTTAGTATTTAAGTCTTGTTTCTTTTCCTCTGTCTTGTAATTTACACCCCAACCTTCACCAACAATGTAAGTATTCTTGCCGTTGATAATAGCGTTATTCTTAGCACTTGAATTATAAAGCCATATTAAATAATCCCCGTATCGGTTTCTCCAGGTTCTATCTTCCTTATCATAGCCCCATACAACCCAATCGTTACCCTTTTCTTCTTTGAACTCAGGAACTTTATGAGCGGCAAAATCCATCAACTTTCCGCTTCTACCTAGAAAATAATTATAATGTCGGGACATGAGCTTTGTATGTTATTGTTATTTGGTGTGCGTTATATTGAGAAACCTCATCATTAAAGATGTTACAGGTTCCTCTGTGTACTACATTTTCAGCAAGTGCAGGGTCTAAATTGGTTGTACTTGTTTGCTCCCAAACTGTTACATGGTACCTTCCTACATTACCCAAAATAAGCGAAGAGTTTAAAGGGTCGTCTACTCCTAATGTAATATTGAATAGATTACTTCTTTCTCTCGCTGGGCCTGCTACAGATACATCTTGACAAATCGCATAGTATTTTACTTTTGTTTGGTCGTTCTGCCATTCAAATAAATATACCGGATTGCTTAAAGTTGTATCTTCTGCAAGCGTTAAAGGTACGTTATTATTAGTCGTTGCCTTCTGTAGATTCACTCTTTTTCTTCTTTGATTTAAAGATGTCAAAGCCTAATTCTTTATAGTGCTTGAACATTCTTTTATCATTTACAATGGTGTGCGTTATCGTCATGCCGTTTTTGGCTTTTGCCGTCATAACATTACCAATACATTCTTCTCTTAATTCCATAATGTAAATATACAAAAAAGGGGGTTTACTCCTAAGAATAAAAACCCCTTTGTTATTATGCTATAGTTAACCCTGAAACAACTGTTGCATCAACAGTGTAAGGATAGTTTTTTTCTTGTGATGTGAATGCTAATTGATAACCGTTTTGCTCACCAACTAAAACACCTGTTTGAGAACCGTTTGTTCCTCCCATCTTTTCCGCTCCACTATCTAATCCCATGATATGGTAAATATCGTTTTGGTCTTGATAGATAACTACTACTGGATTAGAAGTAAGTAACTTAAGTTCTACATTCTTAACATTAGATAGTTTATTCATCATAAAACTAAGAACAGTTTCTTCAAACGTAGTTCCCAACAAAGGGTCATGGTTCTCGGTTGTAACTGCTCCAGCGATATTCTTTTTAACCTCATATCTATAAAAGCTTGTTGCAGCTTCTTGAGTTAATGATGTTACTTCTCCGGCTGTTATTGTTTTAGCTGTGATATTAACCCAAGGAGCAATTAAGATTGAACCCTGCTTAATACCTCCAATGCTGTCATCACATTCGTATGTAAATCCCTGTGTTAAGGGACATGGTGCTACTGCCATAATTTAAAGTTTTAAAAAAGGGGGAATCTCACCCCCTAATATTATTAATTATGCTGAAGTGTACTCAACGATTTCATTACCAAATGCATATTGAACTCCTCTTTTGAAAGTAATATTCATCTTGTTAACTCTGTCGTCTTTAGAGTACCATACATCTAAGTTGTCTTCATCTGAGTCTCCATCCATACCGATAGTAATGTTTGAATCTCTTGTAAGAATCATTCTTTCATCTCCAGCCGCTCCTGGTAAACCAACAGTCTTTTGGATTCTTACTGATGTTCCGTATAATGTCTCAATCCCGTCTTCACCTTTAAAGTGAAATAAGTTTGCGTTTTTAAGTGCAATAACATAATTTTTATAAACTGAAGTAGGAACCCATAAAGTTAAGTCTGTAGCTTCCGAGATATTATCTGGAATTAATGCCCACATATCATCTAAAACATCTAAAACATTTGCTGAAGTGATAGCCGCAACAGAACCAGTATTACCTGCAACAGTTGTACCATCAGCATCAACAATCTTTAATAGACCGTCATAGTATGATAAGTTATTAGTTCCTGAAAGTGTATCTCCTTGAAAGTCTGAGATAGTTAATTGATTCTGAACCGCGTTCATTTTCTTTTCCATCCAAACTCTCTCAATGTCTCCAGGGATAACTTCTTCACCTGCTGCACCTTTTTGAACCATTGTCTGTGTCCAGAATCCGTTTAAATCCTTAACACATAAGTCTTCATTGATTTGGATTGCTCCAACTGTGATAGTTCTTTGTGTAAATGTAGTTGTGTCTGCTCCAGTTCTTGAACAAGCATCAGCCTGAAAAACAACATCAGTAGATAAAAATTGTAAATGAGAAGAACCTTTAATCCCTGTTTGGATATTTGCTCTCTCTGCCAAACCTCCAACCGCTTGCATTTGTGCGATTAATGGAAAGTCTTGGTCTTCAATGTAAGCCGATAAGGCTGTTAAATCAAATGCCATAATTTATTTTTTTGCTTTAATTTCTGTGTGAAAATAATTCTTCGGCTTCTCTTGTCCGAATGCTTTTTGTTTTGCCTGTACCGGCTTTTCTTTTGGCTCTTCTCCTAGTTTTTCAAATAGGGATAAAACCTCTGTCATAAACTCAACTTTCTCAGCCTTCTCATTAGAAAGTGCGTCTGTTAAGTCCTCAACTTGCTTATTGAATTTTGCCGTTTCCTTTTGTACTTCTTCAGCTACCGCCTCTTTAAATACTTTTTCAGTTACGATTGATTCAATAATTCTTTTTGCTTCTTTTACTTTATCGTCTTCAGATAACTCTTCAGTTACTTCCTCCTCTTCTTCTCCTGGTGTATTAACAGCAGCAATTAAGCCAGCCTCTTCAACTACGATAATTCTACCGTCTTGAAGTTCGTATTCACCAACAGGAAGTGGTTGAGCAATATCATCAGCCATTACAACAGCAGCAGCTCCAACTTCAACAGAAGGTTCTACCATAATCATTGTACCGTCTAATAAAGCAATGTCTTCAAATTTTTCTCTGTCAAACTCTACTTTAGATTCTACTTTAACTTCTTCTTTTGTATCATCTACAATGTCAGATTTGTTTAAGTTGAACTTTGCAAGCAGACTTGAAACATCTTCTTTTAAACTCATAATTATTAATTTCTTTTATTTATAATATATTCCTGTTTTAATTTT